ATGGTTTTCTCTGAGTAAGTTTCGAGCAGGGTCAAGGTCAATAGCGACTCCCCAAGAATGCGTACTCCAAGATGAACCTCCACGCATCTTACGATAGTTAAAGCAACCACCGTATAAATCTATTCCTAATCTTTTTAATTCATCATAACCGTATGTATAAAAAAGGTCATTGAATATATGTACAAAGTCATCTTTAACATCCTTATGACAACTCATTCTATTAACCGTTGTCTTAGTGTCCCAAGCCAAACGCATAGGATAAGGCAATGCTATATGAACTAAGTAACCAGCACCTGTTTCATTAGGTACTCCAAATCTTTTAATTAGTTGTTTTGTTGTCATAATTTATCATTTAGTACCAAACATTAATATTTCCAGGATTTGGTCTTGCTTTTTATCTAATTTTTCTTGTGAACTTTCAATATTTGACAACCTAGAATCTAATTCAATTCTCGGAACAAAAATTTGTATCTTCTTTTCAAATTGCATATGTATTGATTTGTCATCAATGTGGTTATCCACGTGCTCCTGCCATTTTGATTGATAACTAACAAAACTTACCACTACCATTAATGTAGTTACGTTTATCCAGCTTGGGATATTGTTTTTTATAAAACTTTTTTGTGCTACTGTCATTATTAGGGTTTGTTTTTAAAGTATTCAAATAGTATTTTTGCATCCACAACACCCTGAATCACAATATACACAAAGGCAATATACGCCCATTCAATACCGCTTAACTTGTCCATAAATAGGGCTACAGTTGCAATTATTAATACCATCAATTTCTTTGAAATCCACGTTGCCAATTTCTCATCGAATTTTCCCATTGCTTATTTTTTTTAAGAATATTCTTAATTTTTCAATATGTTCTTTTTTGGGCTTATAATTGCCTCTTTTGTTATTTATATTCATAGGTTTTTATACGCTTATGATTTAAAATTAAATTAGAAATACACTTATTAATGGTAATAAAGTCAACACCCAACCCGAAAAGTTGCTATTTTTATCCGGTCTAACATCATCATTCGTATTACTCGAGTATTCCGGGTATAAAGTAGAATTAAAGCAAATAAAATCTTTAAACCGTCTTGTGTAATTCTCCGCTATATTGCGTTCTTTCTCAACCAAAAAATCTATTTCGTTTTTATCAACCGCATTACTGTTTTCTGCGGAGTGTTTAAATACACCGCCATTAGCGACCGTATAAGCCATAAAAGGAAGTAACTCAACCAAAGCCCAATGTATAAGCATAGGCTTTACAAACGTGTTTAAAAGCGTTTTATAATCAGCATTAATAACTAAGTCAATATCAGTAGGTAAAAGCGATTGTAATTTCTCTAATAAATCAGTTCCTAAATAGTTTTGTAAATGAATGTCTTGAGCTATGCCAACATACTGAATAAACTTATCATTGTCCACGTTGCCGCTTAAAATGCTATATTTCTTAATATCTGTTGTCGTTACTAGAAGTGCTTTTGCCATAATTATTTGTTATAAGATGGGTGATGACCGTTATTAGGCATATCTTTTGGTGCTTTTTTAGCATCTTCTAAGCCGTTTGGCGTTGGATTGTACCCTGCAATACTATCAACTTCCTGTGAACTACTTAAAGCTTTATCAACATAAGGAGTGCCGTCCGTTTTAGTCTTCAATCTGTATAGGTTTTCGTTCCAAAAATGACCGCAATTAACACCACCTTTATATTTAAAGAGTGAATACGCTTGTCCTTTATGTCCAAACTCTTTATTTAAGCCTCTAAAACTCGCCTGATCGATATCTTCTTTGCGATAAACAACACCGCTTCCAGTCCTTGCCATCATTTTAAGACAAAAATCCCTAGAAGTCCCGGAAGAATATTTTTGACTATACTCATATCGCACCTTATAAATGTCTCTGTCTAGCACGCTCTTTGCGTTTGGGTTGCTTTTTATGGCTTGCGCTAACTTTTCAATTATACTTAACTTCTTTTTTATATGACTATTTGCCCAATCTTCAATATTTTCATTGTCATCCGCTACTAATCGCTTATCTACAAGTTCCCATTCCTCTGTTATTTCCTCACCTTTTAAGTTTTCCAGCATTTCCTGGCCGTCTTCATCTGAAAAATTATTGTTTTCGTCTGAACTTAAAGCTTGCTGTGGTTGCGTAGTATCTAAAAACTCCAATGGCTGTATAGTTTTGAAGTATAATTTTAAAGAAATATCATTAACTGCCAAAATTGCATCTAAAACTTCAATAATTTCTTCCTGTAAAGGTTTTATCGTAATATTATCTAGCAATAAAGAAGCTGTTTTAATCTCGTCCGCATTGTTACCTAGACCGCCTCCAGCTTCACGTACTCCAATAAGCATAGGGGAAGTTACGGAATGACCTATAATTAGCTTATTACGGCATTCATCGGCTAAATATAGATAGTGAGCAGGTGCATCGTTTAAAGGAAAGTCCTCAACCGTTGTTGCGCTTTCTTTATTAGCATTAAAAGCTATGATAACCTTTTCGCCACGTGCGCCTGTTACCTTTTTTAAAATGTCTCTTTTTATTAAATCCCTTTTCTTTTCATCCGGAACTCCATTATTAAAATTAACTACCTTTGTCCCACTAAAACCGTTTAGTGTATCATTCATTAAATAGTCTGCTATTTCTTCTTCTAAGGATGCGTAAATCAATGCACCTACATAATCAACCGGGCTATAATAATAGAATCCGCCAACGTAAGGTTGTAGTACAAATATTTCATTTCCTTTCTTATTACCAAAACCAAAAGATGTTATGCGCTCGGGTTTGTCAGATGCTTTTATTTCATTCCATTTAGGGTGGTAATACCAAGCTTCAATCTCGCCTTTATCATTCATCTTTTCTGCCCTCAATGTATTCATAGGGAAATGAGAAACAAACTTTACTTTGCCTTTTTCGTATGTAACTTGAAAAGCTGCCATACCTAACATTTTACGGTCAATAGCAAAACGCCTTAAATCATTCTTTTTAAATAAAGAAATCATATTAGCGTACGCTTCAGGTTTGCGGTTGGCATCCGAAGCCGAAATACCGTTGCCATAAATCATTCTAGAAATACCGTTTATAATAGCGTTGTTAGTTGTGCTTCCGGTATAACGATCTATTAAATATTGAAAATAATTATTATCAGCTCCATATTCAATCCACTCCTTATTTCTTATTTCTTTTATTTCAGGCGTAGTATATTTTGAAAGACTTACAACACTATATTCTGATTCAATCTTTTTCATATTTTGCTATAATTTCTTCTTTTATACCTGCGATAAAATTTGCCATATTGAAATTTTCACCTTTCATATATTCTTTATGCCTAGCATCTAAAACCTCCATTGCTAAATCTTTTTTTGTTTTTTTCATAATTATATAGTTATGTAATCGTTATTGCTTGAATGTTCTGTATAAACACCATCATTAATTGAATAATCCGATTCAACTTGTGCAGTGCAAAATATTTTATCTTTGTAGATAATATCCGTTCCGTTATATGCTGTCAAATTATAGAACCTCCCTTCTTTAAGTGTGAATATTAATGTAGCTGTTAGATAGTAAGAAGTCAATGTAAAACTTCCCGAAATGGTAACTTCGGTATTGTCCTGTTCATCTCTTAAAACTATGCTTGTGCAAGTATCTTGCCTCCCTATAAATTTAATCGTTTGAGCCGTTGCTATTGGTTTTAAAACTATCATCGATTGATTTTATTAATAAACAAAGTTTTAGTGATTTTGTTATTATTTTAACAAAAAAACCCTATCATTAATAATAGGGTTTTTCCTTCTTTCTAAAAACTAAAGACTAAGTTCCTAAGGTAACAGTAAATCCAGATATGTTACTCATTAACGTGGCATCTATATAAGTTGCCATATCTGTTTCTTGGGTTGTTGCAGTGATGTTATAACCGCTTAAGTCACCCATTGCAGTACCGCTTGCAGTATTCACCGCACATTCAGCACCGTTTTTCATACCAGCTAATCGGAATTTACCGTTATAATCTTCTACAATTATATGCGGTCTTCCTGCTGCCAATAATTTTAATTCTTTTTGAGATGTCAAACTTTGTTTTTTGAACACAAAAGTTCCAGTTCCACTCCAAAAAGAAGTTCCGTTTTCTCTGCTATTTTCGTTTGTTTCATCAAAACTATTCGCACCTTTTAACTCGTATTTGAAACAAGTTACCGGGGATGCTAATGCTGTTATTTCTTCTAAAGTTATCGTAAAATTAGCAAATAAAGCAGGATCATAATTGATGAAATAAATAGCTCTTAAACCCCCTACGGAATCTTTACAAGGTTCTAAACGTCCAAGCGTTAAATCACAAGCCATATATTTATGTTTTTATAAGGGGCTTTTACGCCCCTTGATTAATTAATTAATATTTATTACGGTGCTGGAGTTCCTAAAACAACCTCTGCGCCAATTCCAATTTGAACGCCTGCAGCATATCTCATTATCACTCTAACATTTTGTGAACCGTCCAAGTCTTCCATATCCAAAACTTTTGCAAATGTTAAATCTGAAAGTAAAGAAGTTCCGTAAAATAAGTTACTTGATTTTGCAGCAAACATATAGTTTGAAGTCAATCCGTTAGCGACAAATATTTTAACACCGTCAATTGACAAACCAGCACCGCCATCATACCATTGTGACCCTTTATTATCAGTACCCGAACCTCCTATTGTTGCAACATAACCACCCAAAGAAGCAACGTAAGCACGTGCAACGTTCTGAGCAACATAGATACGTAATTCAGGATCACCGTATAAAGAATCAGGAATCGCAAAAACTATTTTTCTAAGTTCATCAACTACGTTAGCAGCAGTAATACCACCCGAAAGAACAGTAGGGCCCGCAACATCAATTACAGTTGCATCGGCAGTCGCTAAAGTAACTAACCCGTCAAACTCACCTGCCGTTGCATTAACGCCGTGCCAAATTGTTTGTTCATTTTTAGTC